GCTCTTTAAATCACCAACAGAGTTACTCAGCGCGGTGTAATCCTGGGGGATGGAAGCGATCACGTCGGGCACGCCGGCGACGGCTTCCCCGATGTCATCGACGGCGTCCTGGGCGTCGGAGATGGCGTCCCGGATCTCGCCGATCTTGGCGTCGATGTTCCGGACGGTTCCGCCGGCGATGTTGAGATCCTCCGTATCGCCGGCCAGGACGGTGGATGTGGCTGCGTAGATGCAGGTGACGGTCCCGCCCAGGGAGGCATAGACCGTCAGCGTGAAGCGGCCGGGCACCTGGTAGCACTCGGCCGGCAGGGTCACGACGGCGGCCCCGTCGGCCAGACTGCCGTCCACCAGCTCGGTGACGCCGTCGGCCTTGATCAGGCGCGCGGAGATCTCCGTGCCGGTATCGAAGGGAACTGCCGTCTCCTGGCCGTCCACCTTCTCCACTTTCGTGATGATAAACGTGTGCGCGTCCATTTCCGGCGTGAACAGGTATCCCGGCAGCTCATCGATCCGTTCAAACCCGCGGGCCGGGCGGAAAGCTCGTTTGATTTCGATCATTTTTCTCCTCCTTACGAAAACCTGACCCTGTACTTTGTCGTCGTCTTCCACAGCTCCCCGACAGTTGTCTGCCCGGCGTTGCAGATCACGTAATACATCTTGTTGTAGCTGTTCCCGCTGTTGTCCGTGATCAGCATCCGGTCCCCGCCTGTCAGGCCTTCCGGATACTGTTCCACCCAGAACTCCCCGCAGAACCCGCCGGATCCGTATGCCACCGCGTGCCTGGCTCCCGGCACGCTGATCCCGTAATTGTCGCCCGGATATTCGGTCACGGCGTAGTCGACATCCGTGTAATAATGATCGGTATACGCTTTCCCGGGCGTAAACATGGCCATGTAGCAGCTGCTCAGGCTTTCGGATACAGCCCATTTCAGCGCCTGGTTGATCGTCATCGTCCCGTCGGAGAAGATATACTCCACGCCATGGTCTGCGATTTTCGTTGAAGGGGCGGAAGGATCAAACAGTTCTGAGTGCCGCACCAGCCGCAGCTCCCTGAACGGCATACAGTTCCCGCAGTCGGCCAGCCTGGACGTGATCTCCCGGCCGTCCGCGTACACGTTGAACCCGGTCATCATCTCGTCCCCGTGCGTGGATCCGCCGGAGAAATCAGGCCGGCCCTGCAGGCTGACAGCGCATTCCAGCTCTCCTTTCGCGGACAGTGTGGCTGTGCTGTTGAGCGCATGATCGAACACGTTGAACGAGAACACCCGCCAGACGTTGCAGTGATTGTCCGGATACACATACCGGTAAAGCACATAGCCGACGTATCCTGTCCCGGAAGGGAACCCGACCGTCAGGCGCTCGGTGGCCACGCCGTTGAGGAAGGTCCCGGCCTCATATTTGAAAACGCCGGCGTTCATCTGCCGGACGTTCCCGTCCATGCTGATCCCGTTGATGGAGATGCTCTGCGGATAATACAGATCGCTGCCGATGGAATACAGCACATACAGATACACGCTGCCGACCGGCGCTGTGACGCTGGCCATCGCCCCGGGGCTCACGGTCCTGCGGGCCGTTTCGTTTCCGGCGAACGCCACCCTGACTTCCCCCGGGATGACATCATGCTCCAGGAAAGCGTAATAGCAGGAATAGGATCCGGCCCTTACCGTGATGGTGACGACGTCGCCCGCAGAAACCGGCAGCAGCGCGTACTGATAATCCCCGGCGATCCAGGTGCCCTCCGAACTGACGGAGAAGAATCCGCGCAGATACGGCGCGCCGTTCCCGCCGTTCACGCTGTGGAGCGCAGACAGGGCCAGCTCCAGGTTCTGCTCCGTCAGCCAGCGGACAGGCCAGGAAACGTTTTCTCCGTTGATAATCAGTTTTTCCGGCCAGTACAGCCACTGGCTGCGGTTGCTTACGTTGTTGACGAGGACATACAGATAGACGCTGGTGGCCGGGGCGGTTGTGACCGTTTTGCCGCCCGCGGCAACGGTGGCGCGCCCGGATACGCCGTCCGCAAACGAGACGGCCGACGTCCCGGAGTAATCCGACTTGAGGAACGCATAGATGCACACGTTGGATCCGGCTTTGATTTGAATGACATCCCCGCCCTGGATCGGGATCAGCGCGTACACATAATTGGTTCCGGACGCCCATTTTCCGCTGCCGGATATATACCGGCCGTGCTTCAGCCAGGCGGTGTTTGTCTCACCCAGGCTGCCCCGTTCCAGGCTGCTGACGGTATCGGACAGCGCGGTGTAATCCTGGGGGATGGATGCGATCACATCGGGGACGGTGGAGACGGCCGTCCTGATCTCGATGATCTCGTCGTCGATTTCGCGGGCTGTCCCTTCCGGGATGCTGACGCGGCCGGAATCCGCCTGGACGACGGTGCCGGCGGCAGCGTATACGCAGGTGACGCCGGCGTCCGTTTCCACAAACACATGCAGCGTGAACCTGCCGGGCACCTGGTAGCACTCGGCCGGCAGGTTCACGGCGGCGGTTCCGTCCGTCAGGTCCCCGTCGATCAGGATGGTCTCCTGGTCGGCCCGGATCAGCCGGGCCGTGACCTCTGAATCATCCGGGAACGGCACAATGTTGGATCCGTCCAGCTTCGTGATGACAAAGGTGTGGGCGTTCGATTCCGGCGAGAATACGAAGCCTTTCAGCTCCTCCGGCCTGATCAGGCCATGGCCTGGGCAGAAAAACCGTCTGATTGCAATCATGCGCCGCCTCCGTCCTGCTTCATCCACAGCAGCAGTTTGTCCCGGTCCGCTTCCATGGACTGAAATACGGTGTAATGCTCAAAGATCACATGATCCGTCTCGACGCCGTCGAAGTAATGCTCGATCCGGTCCGTTTTTTCCGGATCGGTGAACCGGGCCGCGACGTCCGCGATCACGAACGGCGGCAGGATCCGGATCCGGAGGACGCCGCCGTCCGCCCCGCAGCGATCCACGGGGTAGACGGTGCCGTCGAGAAGTTTGATATTTCTCATTCCTTCTCCTCCTGCTTGTCCTGGGCCGCCTTGTCGGCGGCCTTCAGGGCGTCCCGGAGGACGGCGATGTTCTGGGCCGTGCCCAGGATGGCGGATGCGGTCTGATTCAGGTCGGCGAGGATCTTCTCGATCAGTTCATAGACGGACATGTGGATGCTCCTTTCTTTAATAGGGGAAACTGGTTGTTTCGACGCATTCGGTGCTGCTGGATCCGTCGCTGTAATCCACGCTGACCACGACGCGGACCGTCAGCATCGAACTGTGCGAGGAACCTGCATGTCCGGCGTAATGACCGTTGACAACCGCTTTCAGATAGGACGATACGCTGGAAGATGTTGTTCTGTAGCCGCCGGAAGCAATCGGCAGGTTCCAGGTGGTCGAATTGACATAGGCAGCGGTTTTGCTCGTCGGCATATTGTTCGAGCTCGTCGCGGAGCAGACAGATACCGTAAGTGATCCTGCGCTGCTGGAATTATGAGCGACGGACGAAATCGTGACCTTGGTGATGGTCTTGCCGGGTGTCGGATCGTCTCCGCCGCCGCCGCTGGGAGCCTGAGCCCAGCCGGAAGTGACAACGGTCTTCCCTGATTTCGGCGTTGACCATACATAATTATGGTCTATGCCGCCCGAGCAGCTGATGTACCCGGTATAACCGTCATAGGATACACATGCGTAGCCGTTCGCATAACTGATCAGCTGGACCTTCGTATTGCAGTAAAGCCTGCCAAGCAAGTTGCTCGTGGATCCGCTTGCGGTTTTCCTAATGTTCACGGGATTATCGTTTCCGGATGCATAAGCATAAACATAAGTAACGGAAGAACCTGAGTCCTCCACGCCTTTGTTGTAGACGTCGACGCAGTCGACCGGGATCCGCTTCACAGCGGAGTAGCTGCCGCCGTCCGACATGGTGATATCAAACACCACATCATATTCGTCCGCCTCTGTGCCGGAATTCTTTCCGGCCTGATAGATGGACGATACGTCCACGCCGGTGATCGGCACGCCGGTTGTGTTGCCGGTATATTTGACGGTCAGGGTGGCGGTGGCCAGTCCGGTGGAGCTGTTGGCCGTGATGTTGGAGATGGACGCGCTGGTCGGGGAAACGAGTGTCTTGCCGTAGTTGATGGCGTCGGTCGGTGTCAGCGTGAGGCCGGAAACGGTTCTGGTCAGTTTTACACCGCTTCCGTCGTTCACGTTGCCGGTAACATCGTAGGTATATTTCCCGGCATTTGTGCCTGTGTCATGCCAGTTGAAGTTGGAAGCGTAAGCGGACAGCGTGAGCGTCATTTCGGCGGAACTGCCGGATCCGGAGGAAGGAGAGAAAGTGACCTTCCTGGAATACGTCGCCGTCGAGCCGTCCCAGGTCGGGCCGACCACGTTGACGGTGACAGCGGATCCGGCCGGCACATGGAACTTTTTATATTCATGCGTCCCGTCTTTCGCGTCCGCTGCCACGATGTAGTAGCCGTCCGCAACGACTGTCACGACCTGGGCAGACGAATCGCTGTAATCCTGCTGGGATCCCTGGTCGGTGCCGCCGGTCACGGAGAGATTGGAGATGCCGACACGGCTCTTGTAATAAGCCGTGTCGGCGATCTTAAAATTTTTGATGCGCTCCGAGGAACTTTCCGAGACAGCCGCGCCCAGCGTGACCTGGATCTTCCCGGCATCGTCACCGGTCAGCTCCGTGATGGCCAGGGCATGGGAATGATTTATGGACAGTGCCGTGTTGGAGTTGCCCAGGAAATAACCTTCAGCAATATAGCCGTTGGACGGTCCAAGTGTCAGCGCCCGCTTGTAATACTGCTCGCCGCGGTAATACAGATTACCGCTGCCGCCGTTCGTGCCAGTGCCGATGGATAGCTGTGTGTTCGCCGTGATGATGTCGCCGGTGACCGTCCCGGCGGATCCGTTTTTTGATACCGTGTTCAGGGAATGGACATTGATCGTTCCGGCGTATCCGGTGTTGGTGAAAAGATCATCCACGTTCGCCAGCCTGGCGTCCAGGGTGGTGGCCGTGGTCGTGCCGTCTAAAATAATTTTATCCGCAGAAATACGGGCGACCGTTACGCCTTCGCCGGTCTGCTGGTTGTTGATCAGCCCGACGACCAGGCCGGCCGTCAGGTTGTCCTCGCTGTAAAGGCCGTATTCGACGTTGTTTTTCTTGAGCTTGAACGCGCCGCCGTCCTTGACGACCAGGTTCCCCTGGCTGTCGATCTCGAACTTGCCGACCACGCCGGTGATGGAGCTGGCGTTCTGCATGATCGCGCTCTGGGTGATGTCGTAGATGTCCCCGGCGTTGTCCGCGATCTGATCCTGCAGGGACGCGACTTCCTGGACGTGCGTCGGATCCCAGGGCAGCGGGTTCTCCTCGGTGCCGCTGTGGGCCGCGGTGAACTCGTACATCTTCCCATTGTAGCCGACCCGGTCGCCGATCTGGTAGGAATGCGTCGGGTCGAACATCTCCGCGCCGGTGCCGGCCTGCTTCGCGACCATCAGGATCCGCTGGGATTCCATGTCGATGCTGGAAGCGTTGACCCGGATCGCGGAATACAGCGCCTGCATTCCCTCTTCCAGGCTGTAGATCTTCACCCCGCCGGTGGCGTCCATGTCGATGCCGCTTTCGTACATCGCGGTGACGCCGCTGCCATCCAGGGCCTCCCCGTGGTAGGTGACGATCTGGCTCCAGTGGGTGATCTCTTTTTCCTGCTTTTCGACCGCTTTGGCGTTGGCCCGGGCGGACCGGGCGGCTGCCGCCGCGGTCTTGGACGCCGTCGTCAGGCTTTCGGAAAACTTGGGCAGGTTGTTCGCCAGCTCCGCGCTGACGCTCTCCGGCGCGCCGATCAGGTCCGGATAGTTGAGCGCCACGATCCGCTCACGCAGCGGGCCCAGGTCGTCCACGATGCAGCGGGCCAGGTCGCCCAGCTCATAGGCGTCCAGCCGGTCCCCGGTCTGGCGGGCGAATTCGTAGCCCTCCACGGCGATCTGCACGCCCGGCTCCGCGTGATCCTGCATGAACTGGGCGGCGAACGCGGCGGGATCCGCGATCTCGTCCGCGTCGATGGTGATGGCCTTCTCGATATAGACGCCGCGCTGCTGCTGTTCCGTGTTGTCGAGCGTGTAGACGGTGGGGTCGGCTTCCTGTCCTTCCGCCGGGCTGACGGTATAATACAGCCTGGTGCACTGGTCCGTGTCGAACGTGGTCACCGAGCAGGTCTTGACGTTCCGGCGGACGCGCCACTCGCAGCGCACGCCTGCCGGCAGCCGCAGCCAGCTGACCGTCCACGGTGTAGTGGAAAAGTCGTAGCTCAGGTAATAGCCCGTCCTGGATTCCACGAACCCGGACAGCATGTCGCTCAGTTTGCCGTAGTTGATGCCGGTCACTTTATAGTTCCCGGTGTCCTCGCAGGTGCCCAGCTGCCAGTAGGGCACGCGCTGGAAGGACAGCAGCTTCGTCAGGAACGCCTGGGCAGTGCCCTTGAAGTCCCCCTGCTCGCGCCACAGGCTGTCGTTCAGCGTGTCGATGGCGTGCTGCAGCGTGTACGCGACGGTATGGAACTTCCGGCTATCCGCCCTGGTGACGCGGTACAGCCCCGCGCTGCCCTTGCTGGTATAGATCTCCACCCAGGCGCGCATCGGCAGCACGGTGTCGGTCCATGGCATCGTCAGCACCCCGTAGCTGATGCCGTTCAGCTTCAGGTGCAGCTCCGCGGCGTTCGGGCGCAGACGCCTGGCCTCGCGCCAGGTTGTTTCATCCAGCAGCCTAGGCTGCCGGACGGCGGGAAGGACTACAGCCACGAACCTCTCACCTCCAATCGGACGCTGCAGGCTGTATTCGCTGTGAAGGAAACGCTGTTCCGCCCGGGCGCGGCTGCCATGTCGTCGCTGCTCTGCTCGCTCCGGCAGCCCAGCAGGCCCACGTTCCCGGCCCGGATCAGCAGCAGCCCGCGCTCGTCATACCCGATGGTCAGCGCGGTCCCGGCCGCGACGTTCAGGCCGGTCAGGGAAAAGCTGGTGCTACCCACGGTCAGCGTCAGCGCGGTCAGCGCCGCGCTCTGCGGCGTAACGGACGCGGACACATAGGAATCCATTGTCCCGTAGTTGATCAGCACGCCGCTTCCGGACGCGCCGGACATTTCTGTGATATAGGGGCTGGCGTCCTCCCAGTACGGCCACACGGCCTCAAAGGATACGGTAAAGGCCTCGGTATAGTCCCGCGGCTTCTGAATGGACGCCCGGGCGGAACAGATGACGCGCAGCCTCTGGCCGGGCCGGTGCCCGACTTCCAGGATACCGTCCTGGGCCCAGGCGTTCACCCGGTCCACAGCGGCGGCGCGGGCGGCCAGGTCGGTCAGTTCGCGCACGGCGAATTCGATATTCACCCGGCGGGACAGCCGTCTGCGCGCCAGCAGGCGCTGGCCCATGCGGTCCGGGCTGTCCCCGTAGGTGATCTCCGTCTCCGGCACGTTGTCCGCGATGTCCTGGATCAGGATCCGGCCGACGCCGGACAGCGGTACGCCGTTGATCCACGCTTCCAGCTTCCTCACGTTTTACCTCCTCGCCTGTATCTCCGCGCCGATGAATCCGTCCACCACAGGGGCGACCAGCTCGCCGACGATCTCCTTGTCCATCACGATCACGGCCCGCATCGCCTGGCTTCCCTGGGCGCGCGCGGCCGGATCCTGCATCCTGCCCGTGGATACCACGGGACGGGACGCCGCCGCGGCCATGCGGGACGTCGCCAGCTCCACCTCCGCGATCTTGGCCTCCAGGCCCTGGGCGAAGCCCTCGGCGGTAAACCCGCCCAGGCGTTCCAGCACCTTCGACGGACTGTGGATGTCCAGGGCGCTCTGCACGGTGGCGGTGACCTGGTTGGCCAGCCACTGGGCGGCCCTGATCGCCTCATCCGCCCGGTCATAGATGCCGTTGGCCAGGCCGACGGCCGCGTTCCCGCCGATGATCTCCATCACCCGGGACGGGGAATGCTCGTCCAGGGCGGCCATGGCGGCGTCAATCACACCCTGGGCCATGTCTGTGGATGCCGCGGCGGTGTCTTCCGCCCCGCTGCCAATGCCGTCCGCCAGGCCCGTGGCCGCGTCAGAACCGACGTTGAACCAGTCATCCGGCAGATCTTCCAGATCGTTCTGCTGCCCTCTGACCAGTTCCTCGATCTTTTCGTTCAGTTCAGCAAATTCGGCAAGATCGCCGGCGTAGGCCCTGGCGAAGTTGTCGTACTTTTCCATGAATTCATCGTCGTCTATATCCGGGTTCCGGACGGCGTCCCAGAATTCCTGAGCGGCGGCCATCTTCTCGATCGCCTTGGCCCTCTCCTCTTCGGCCTTGGCCATCTCGCGTTCCTGATTGGCCTGTTCTTTATCGGCAGCGACCTTCTGATACAGCTCGGCGAATTTTTCGGCATCTTCTTCGAGCTGCTCCCTTGACTGCCGGATCCAGGATCCGAAGTTGAACATCGTCACCCCGGTTGTGCCTGGCCCTGTGACAGGCGGGACGACTGGAGTCGCCGGCGCTGGAAGAGCAGGCACGGAAGAATTTCCTCCCGATCCAAGCAAAGCAGCGGCTCCGCCTCCGCCCAGCAGGGCAGATCCGGCAGACCCGCCGGCCCCCAGGGCGGCGGCGTTGGCGGAAGCGATCGCTTTGGCGGCGGCGGCTTCAGCCAGGCTTCTGGCGGCTGCCGCTCCGGCCAGTTCCGCTTCCAGGGCCGCGCGGGATGCCGCTGCACCCAAAGCGCTCTCCGCGGCCGCTGCGGCCGAATTGGCGGCTGTCTCAATGGACGTGGCGGCTGCCTCGGCAGCGCTCAGGGCGGCGTCCAGGGCCGACCCGGAAGTCAGCGCGGCAGTCGCAGCGGCGTCTGCGGATGCGATGGCAGCCGTCGCCGAATTCCCGGCGGTCAGTGCGGCATTGCCGGAAGCGGTGGCAGCGCTCAGAGCCGCGGCGTCCGCGCTCCCTGCAGCCAGCGCGGAGCTGGCCGCAGCGTCAGCGGAAGATCCGGCAGCCAGGGCCGACTGGCTTGCCGCTTCGGCGGAATAACCGGCGGACAGCAGGGCCTGATCCGCGGCTGTGGCGGATGATCCCGCCGCCAGCGCAGCCTGTTCGGAAGCTGCCGCGGAGGATCCTGCCGAAAGCAGGGCCTGATCAGCCGCCGCCGCGGACGATCCCGCGGAAAGGGCTGCCTGGTCGGCAGCCCCGGCGGACAGAGCGGCGGCGTCGCCGGATGCGGCCGCTGCGGCGGAAGAATCTCCTGCCGCTGCCGCTGAATTCTGGGCGGCTGTCAGGGAATTTTCCGAAGCGGCCGCGGAACTGGCGGCGGCGTCCTCAGAAGCGGCTGCCGCCGAAGACGAACTGCTTGCCGCATCAGCGGAAGAACCGGCTGCCGTGGACGAGCTTTCCGCCGTGTTGGATGCGCTTTCCGCGGCCTGGGAAGAGCTTTCCGCGGCCTTCGAGGAAGAAGACGCCGATTCGGAAGAGGAAGAAGCGGATTCGCTCGCGCTCTTCGCGGCCTCGGACGAACTCTTGGCCGCCTCGGCGCTCTGTTTCGCGCTGTCCGCGGCGGATTCAAACGCGTCCGCGGTATCGGAGAACCGTTCCGCGGTATCGTTGAAGGCCTGGGCCACGTCGTCCAGGCTTTCGGCGGAAGAGGATTTGGATCCGAACAGGCGGGACAGCAGGTTTTTCCCGCCGCTCAGAATGCTCTTCCCGGCTCCGACCGCGCCTTTGCCGATCTGGAACATTTCCAGCGCGCCTTTGGTGATCTTCAGCGCCAGCCAGGCTCCGGCCATCCCTTTGATGATATCGGCGACGGCGTTGCCGTGTTCCTGGATCCATGCCAGCGCGCCGGTGAACGTGCCGACCGCTTCGGTGGCGTTCTCCACGATCTTCTGGAAGGTTCCCTGCCCGTTGTCTTCGCCCAGGAAAGACTTGATCAGCCCGGAAAGGGCCTCGTTCAGCCCCTGCAGGGCCGCCTGCCCTTCCTCGGATTCCACGAAGGTATCCAGGGCGGTGATGGCCTTGGAAAGGGCGTCCGCCACGTCGTTGAAGGTGGGCGCGAGGGCTGCCAGTGTGTCGATCTTCAGCTTCTCCAGCTTGGCCTGCATGTCCTCGTATTTGTCGTTGAAGTCGCCCAGCGCCCGGACGTTCTTCTCCGATACGACGCCGACCTGCCGGCCTTCCTCGGCCATTTTTTTATAGCCCCTGGATCCTGCCTCGATCAGCGGGTTCAGCCGTCTCCAGTCGTTCCCGAAGATCTTGTCGGCCATTTCCGCCCGCTTGGTCTCGTCGGTCATGTTGTGCAGGGCGTCGATCGCGTTCCAGAAAATGGAAGACGCCTTCAGCACATGGCCGGACCCGTCCTTGGTCGCGACCCCCATCTGGGCCATGGACCGCAGGAATTCCTCGTTCGTGTCCCCCAGTTTCTTCTGGATGTCCTGCCAGGAGCGGGTGATGTCGTCCACGCTGGTGTCGATGAACCGGGACGCGTACAGCCAGCTCTGATAGGTTTCGACGTCGATGCCCAGTTCGTCCGACTTGGTGAGCCACTCGTCGGCCTTCTTGCTGGCGTCCACGCCCAGGTCCCAGACGGCCTTGGCGGCCCGTGCGGCCATCCGCACGGTGTTCTCCATCGCCTGGGTGATGCCGTCGATGGCCATGATCGTGCTCTGGAAGTTGATCCCCTTGGCCAGGTCAGACTCGTTCATCTTCCCGTCGGTGGTGTCGAACTCTGTCCCGATGTCCTTGAGCTTATTCTGGAACAGCAGCAGCTTGGCGCGCGATCCGTTCAGCTTGGTCTGCCACTCCTGCATCTTTTTGGAGTTTTTGTCGAACCCGTTTTCCGCCAGCTGCCGGACGGCTTTCTCAGCCGCTTCGACGGATTTCTTCTGGTGTTCGATCTCTTCCTTCAGGATCCGCGCCTGGTCTGCGGCGTACTGCTGGGCGTCGCCCGTGGCCTCGAACTGAGCTTCCGCCAGCTTCTGCTCGGAATTCAGCACTTTCAGGGCGCTCGCCGCGTCGGCCATCTGCCGCTTGTATTCGGATTCGCCTTCCAGTATCAGCCGGCTTTTGATATCGCCCTTCGCCATCGTCTACCCTCCAAACGCTCATACGTCGTCAAACGTCTCTTTTTTCCGCTGGATCCCGTGCTGCTGGTCGTCGTACCGCATCCGGTACAGATAAAGGTCCATGATCAGGCCGGGCGTCAGCTGCTCCATCTCCCGGAACCGCAGTCCGGCGATCAGCCCGTAGGCCAGGACGGTCCGCCAGGTCAGGCGTCCGTCCCGTCTTTTTTTTTGATCTCTTCGAGGACTTCGTCGACCTCGCCGCCGTCCTCAGTTTCATTCTCCATTTTGATCGCGTCGCTGATCGTGTTGAACACCGCGATCTGGATGTCCGCGATCCACCTGGGCGACGCGGGGATATGGGCCGCGAACCAGGCGCGGTCCTCGGCCACCTTCCGCCCGGCCAGCAGCTCGCCCTGCCGGGCCATCGCATACACGATGTCGATCATCGTGCCGGCGCGCCTGGTGAATTTGGACACGTTGGACATATCGAAGTCCGGGATGGCCTCTTCGATCATCTCCAGGGTCCCCATGGTAAACGCAAGTTCAAAAGTTTTGCCGCCGAGCCTGACGGTGTGCTGCTTCATAGTTGCCTCCGGACGTAATAGTAATTCACCCGGAGGCGGCTGGGCCGCCCCCGGGGTTCATTATGCGTTCGCTCTGCTGAAGGTGATTTTCGTCACCTTTGTCGCCTGGCCGTTGAATATGCCAATGGTTACAACTGCTCTGTCCGCGTCTGCATGTAATGAAAAATCAACCTGTGTCATGTACGAATTGTCATGGAGCACCGCTTCTTCAGGCGGCGTCCAGGTGGAGTATGTGTCAGGCAATTCGCTTTGACCCGGGAGAAGGTAATACACATTCGCCGGAGCCTTGCACTCCCGGTTCAGCTGCGCGTCCTCGTAACCCCAGTACGTATCATAATCGGTCTTGTCAAAAAAGACATTGACAGGCTCTTCATTTTCGATGATTTCGGCAGGCACCTGAACAGTGTAATCATTGACCTGTGGATCAAACGGTTTGTCGAGCGGCAACTCAACAAACTCATAACTTGACTCAATCGTGATCCCCGAAAGAGTCAGGTTCAAGGGGTTATGCCTGCCTTGCCGTCCAGGAAGGCGATCGCTTCGGCCTCGCTGTTAAAGGTCTTGCGGTCGCGCCAGGCGATCTTGCCGGTGTTGTCCAGGTAAACGCCCTGGCCGCGGCCGACCACCGTGGGAGTCTGCCATTCGACGTTTTCGCCCTTGGTCCGGGTGCCTTCCGCGTTATAGCTGAACTGGGCCTTGTGGTTCCAGACGCCGATATACTTCCGGACGCCGGCCTTTTTCTTGACCCGGATGAACCCGTAGCCGACATAGGGCGCGGGGTCGTCGGTCTCGCGGTAGATGCCGGTGTTGCCTTCGCCGGACAGGGCGATGTCGCCCAGCATGTACGCGCGCACCTCGTCGGAGAGGTCGTCCACGTTGAGCTCGGTGCTGATCCCGGTGATGCCGTTCTCGTTCTCGACTTCGCGGTCACCGGCGTACAGCGGATTGTCGGACCGGCTGATGGTGACGTTCGCCTCAATGGGCTCGGCCATGATCATGCCGGCGTCATAGGTGATCGGCGAGCCGTCGGTTTCGGTGTTGATTTTCGCCACGACCAGGTGGCGGATGCCAATAATTGCCATAAGCTCCTCCTTGTGTTAGGTTTGTTTCTTTCTGGTCCCTTTCCCGCTGCCTTTCTCGGGCGCGGAGAAGTTCGGCAGCCGTCCGGTCTTCTGGTAGGCCTCCAGGCAATCGTGGACAGTGTCCTCTTCCGCCTGCTGGATGGCCTCCGTATACGCGCTGACGGTACGCCGGATGAACGGGTTCTTCCGCCTGGTGGACGATCCGCTTTCGATGCTGCGGACAACCATCGGGATGGGCACGCCGTTCGGGTATTTTCGCTCTGTGTGCCTGGTGTATCCGTTGAAGGATATGGCCACATCCGCCCCGTCGCCGGTGTCGTTGATCCGGGAGATGCCCAGGCCTTTCCGGATGTCCTCCTTATCGTCCTGGGTCACCACGTTCAGCGGATCGCCGCCGTTCGGCGCGCCCGGAAGCGGGTGGAATTCTTCGGCCGGCAGGTCCTCGACCGCTTCGGCCAGGGCATTCGCCAGGACGCCCGCACCGGAGAAAACGGCCCGCCGGCAGATGTCGCCGGTGGTGCGGCTCAGGTCGTTGAGCATCTTCAGCACGTCGGACGCGCCGGTCATCTCAATCTTCGCCATCGCTGTCGTCCACCTCGAAGATCCATTCGTAGTGCATCAGCCGGGTTTCCCGTTCATACTGCTGGCTGTTGAACCAGTAGCTGACCCCTGCCTTATCCAGGGCGTCCTCGATCACGGACCGTCTGACGCGGCCCCTGCCCACGGGGGTGAACAGGTCCACCGTGCCCTGGGAAGCGTGCTCCCTGCGCCGGTCTCCCGCCCAGAGGGCGGCCGCCCCGTTATCGATGGCGTAAACGCCGTAGGGCGGGGCGGGCTTTTCATCCCAGCCGTCCTCTGCGAAGGGCAGGCCGATCGCCTTGAGGGCGGCGGCCATGGTTTCGTATTCCGTCATTTGGCCACCGCCTTCTCGGCCACCAGCTCAATGGTATCGGCCTGGGTTTCGTACGTTCTCACGATGTTGTAGTCCGTCTGGTGATAGACGATCCTTTTTTCGCCGTGGTACTCAAACGCCTGCGCCAATTCGAACACGATCTCCGGGTAGTATCCGTGGCTCATGGCCTCGTATGCTTCCCGGCGGCCCACGCTTTTGACCTCGCAGAATACTTCCCTCGGGATGGGCCGGTGGTCGTCGTGGATGCCGCGGGATTCCGGGACTTCGGTGATCAGCTGGATGATGTCGTACTTGTTCACGTCACTCCCCCCAGTCGGTGTATCCGGTGGCGGTCATCAGCTGGGCCTTCTGTTCGTCGTAGGACGCTTTCAGCCGGTCATAGTCCGCCGGGCTGCCGAAGTGGCAGCGGCAGTAGGTGATCACCGCCCGCTGGATCAGCGGGGAAGTGACCTGATCGCTCAGGACGCCGGCGAGCCCGAGATCGGCAAGTGCGGCGTCGATCAGGCCGTTCAGGTCCTCGTCATAAGCGGTGGACGTGATCCTGAGCGCCAGCCTTACTTTTTCGAGCATCGCCGGACCTCCTCATCAGGACTGCTTCACGGTCAGCTTCACGAAGGACTTGCCGGCGATCAGCTTGCACTCGAAGCGGGCATAGCCGGAGTGGATGACCACATGCTTTTTGATGTCCTTGTCGCTTTCGATCATGATGTCCTGGATCATGTTGCCGACCACGTTCTTGGGGAAGCCGATCCACAGCACGTTGGCCGCGGCGGCGTCTTCCACCTTCACGGGGCAGCCGATCAGGGAGCCCTCCTGGCCTTCCTGGGCGTTGAGCTGGAAGATCGGGCGGCCGGTGGTGTCCACCATACCCACCAGGTAGTTGAAGATGGTGGCGCGCTTGCCGTAGACCACGCACTGGCCGTTGGCATTCTCCAGCAGGGCCATCGCGCCGGCGACGTCGGTGAAGGCCAGCTTCTTGGTGGCGGCGGAGTTGACGGCGTTGGTGCTGGAAGCGTAGTCGGTGTTGATCTGGGCCATGACGTCGGCGGCCAGGGCAGCGCCCATGCGGGCCGCGATCTCGGAGACCAGGAAGCTCTCGAAGGCGTCCAGGCTCATCCGCTGCATGGCGTAGGACAGTTCAACATGCTTGGAGAAGTCCTTGCCGGAAAGGGTGACCTTGGCAAAGGTGTTGATCTCGTCGTCGTTGGCGGCGTTCTCGTTCACGGTCGCGGCGTCGCCCTGGGTGATGCCGGTGCGGACGGCGATCTCCATGATGGTGCCGGTGCGGTACATGGTGATGTCGCCGAGGATCGCGTGCTGTTCTTCCATCAGGTCCCAGATGCTGTTGAGCATCGTGGTGGGCAGCACGTTGGCGGCTCCGTTGGTGGTGTCGCCGGTGGTCGCCACGTAGGTGACGGCGTCGCGCTCTTCACGGCTCAGTTCCTGGCCCAGCAGGTGGCGGAGCAGGCCGGTCCGGTATTCGGGAGAATCGGCGCTGTAGGCCCTGGGCGCGTTGGTTTCATGGTTCATGCTCCGCATGACGTTCCCTTCGCCGCCGGCGATGCGGGAGCGCAGCTGGGCCCTGCGCTGTTCGGCTTCGCGCAGCGCGGTCCGGCGTTCTTCGATCCAGTCCACAGCCTGGTTCAGGTTGTCCAGGTTGGCGTCGTTGTCATTCATGCGGCTGCGGATCTCGGTGAGGGTCTGATCCAGTCCGTCAGCGTCCATAGCCATGATCTGCTCGCGGGTGTAATTCATTTCTGTACCTCCGTTAATTTGATCTTGAGTTCCAGCGCTCTGCGCTGTCTGATGCGCGCCCGGTAGTTCAGCAACTCCTGCTGGGCCCAGCCGATCTCTCCGTCAGCCGCACCGCGGGCGTATATTTCCGTCGCGTCGTTCGCGGGGATCGACACGATCGAAACGTCGTAAAGTTTTTTGATCCGCTGGATCGTCCGGAGCACCGTGATATGCCCGGTGTTATGGTCTTCTTCCACCACCCGGCTGTCCTGCTCCACGGTGAAGCAGAAGCTCATCCGGTCGGAATAACCGCCCTGAACTTCCTGGTACACCTGCCGGCCCAGATCGGTGCCGCCCAGCCTGGCGATGCACTTGAGCCCGTGCTCGTCTGCGGACAGCTCCAGCGTGCCGTTCCGGTTCCGGGCGAATACCCGCCCGTGGTGGTCGTACTGCATGATCACATCGGACATGTCGCAGCCTTCAAAGGCCCGCGCGTCCACCTGCTCCATCACGGTGTATCCGTCCATGCTCCACAGCTCATAGGGCTGGCTGAACGTGGTCGCGTAGCCCTCGACGATCATGTCGCCCTCGCCGCCGGCGCGGATCTGCATCGGCTCCGCCATCCGGCGGAATTCCCTGCCAGCGTTCAGCCGCTCCTGGATATAATCAGGAATCTGGATTCGCGGCATCTTTCTCATCCTCCTCGTTCTTGACTGGTTGGTCCTTCCTCGGCTGCGAAGCGTCGTAATATTCGCCGCGCACCGGCAGCCGCTTGCCCAGGCCGTCTGGCAGCTCGGGCAGGTTCCACATGTCGCGGATCTCGTCCACGTACATCAGGCCGCGGTCCGCCATCTGGGCGGAAACCTGGAGCTTGTCCGCGTTGCTCATGTACTGCAGCCGGTTCGATGTGGCAAAGAACCGGTTCCCGGCGGCGATCTCCCGCTTGCTGTACGTCATCCGCGTCGTGACGTCGCTGTATTGGATCGCGAAGGTTTCGATCGCGCCTTCATAAAACGCATTCCAGGCGTCGCCGAAGCATTTGTTCTGCAAAACGTCCAGGTTCGTGCCGAAATACGTGAACACATTCTCCTGGATCAGCTTCATCTGGTCGGCGTCCACCGTGTAGGGCTTCTGGTCGATCTGATGGATATCGCTGTAGGTGTTCGGGAACAGCAGGATTCCGCCGGCCCCTTCCGCCAGCTGGTTTTTGTTAAACCGGTTCCGCTCCTTGGTCAGGTCCTCGGATTTGGTGAAGTTGGTCACCCTGGCCATGAAACGGAAGGTCGCCCCGTTTTTGATGCCCTCGGTGATCCCCTGCTCCTGCATACTGATCAGCTGCATCGTCGGATCCAGCGCCCGGTTGGATTCGCCGAAGAGATCATCGCGGTACTGGTACCGCGTCATAATGCCGACGCGGGAAAGCTCCATCGCCGCGTGCTCGCCGGTCGCGAACTGGAACCGCAGCCACGGGTCGCCGTGGCTGTCCTGGATCACCTCGGTCCTGGTCGGCAGGATCGGGATGAACCCGCAGGGCTCCCCGAAGTCGTCCAGGATCGGCAGGATAAAGGCGGTGTTCCGGATGTCCAGGATCGTGGAAAGCCGGTAAAGGTACTGGCTCCACGTCTGCCACGGGTTCGGCCCGCTCCGCAGCTCGGACCGGAGCTTCGCCCTCGCGCCTCCCTGCATCTCGATCTTGAGCTTGGAGATCGCCCTGGCCTTCGCGTCGATCGACGCGCGGATCAGCGCGACCTCATACAGCTCGCCGCCGGCGGACGTAAAGGCCGGAGCGTATCCCGTCAGCGTCGTCCAGATCCCGCCGCCGCCGCTCGGGGCCCGGTTGCCCCATTTTCCAAAGATGTTCTGAAAGAGCCCCATACATTCACTCCTTAGCCTGTGTTCTTCAGCTGCTCGCCGATCTCGTCATGGAAACATGCCCTCATGCACATGGCGTCCAGCAGGGCGGCCATGCCGTCGATGTGGCAGGTGCGCTTGAGCTTGCACAGCCGCCGGCGGTTGTTCTCGGCGTTGACCTTGAGGGCGCTGTCCAGCAGGTGGACTTTCAGCAGGTCGTTGTCGCCGATGCGGAAGTTCCGGTCGTGAAAGCGTCCGTCGGTCTCGTTGATGACGCCGGTCAGGTTTTCGCCCTGTTTGACGTCGCTCATCTTGAACCCGTAGGCCTTCATGTCCTGAACCAGGTAGCTGGCTCCGTAAGGGTCGTACCCCACGGCCAGCGGGTAGATCTCATACTGCTCGATCAGGGCGGTGAACCAGTTGTAAACGTCGTGGTAGTCGATGTAGTTCTCCCCGCTGAACGTCAGCAGGCCGCGGCGTTCGTAGATCTGATAGGGCAGGTTGTCCCGGGCGGTCGCGTCCTTGATCCGCGCCGACGGCAGGAAGAAATGGGAGACCACAAAGAGCTGCCCGTCCTTCTCCACCACGATGCAGCAGGACGTAAGGTCCGTGCTCTGGGAAAGGTCGATCCCGCCGACGCAGTAGCTGCCGCGGAGACTGTCCAGGGTGACCGGGTCGCCGGTGGCCGCTTCCACGACTTCCGCCGGCAGCCAGGCCTGCGCGCTGTTCTGCTTGATGCAGGCATACTTGGTTAAAAACTCGATCTTCTTGGGCAGACTCTGGTAGGCGCTGTTGATCTCGTCCAGCATGAACTGGACCGGGATGGAAACGCCCAGGCCGGGCAGGCTCTTCTGCAGCTCGTTGATGTCGTCCCATTTCCCGGCGTCGTCGATCATGTACAGGATCGGCAGCAGCCTGGTCTCCCGGCTGTCCCCGTTCAGGAAGGACGTCCCGCGCTTCACCAGCTCGTCGTAGATCCCTTCGTCCTCATATCCGGAGGAAGTGATCATCAGGGTCAGCGGCTGCTCGCGCGCGCCGGTGCCGGAGACCATGACCTCGTACTGCTTCAGCCCCCGCTCGCCAGGCCAGGAGGATCCCTCGTCGCAGACCGTCAGCTGAGGGTTGTAGCCGTCGGACTTGCGCTCGTTGAAGGCGATCTTCTTGATCGTGGTGTTGGATTCCTTGACGTAGAGATCGTTCTTCCGGGGCCTGGTGCGCTTGTCCATGGCGGGCTCCTGCTCCACCGAGAACTTGAACGCCGAATAGACCAGGTCTGTCTGATCCAGCTTCGGGGCCACGCAGTACACTTCGGATCCGAATTCGCATTCGCAGTAGGTCACGTACAGCATGATGGCAGCGGCCAGCAGGGTCTTGCCGCACTTGCGGCCCACCACCATCAGCACCTGGCGGAAGTGCCGGTTCCCGTCCTGGTCCACCAGGCCGAAGATCAGCGACAGCGCCGCCTTCTGCCACAGGGACAGCACCAGCCGGCCGGGTGCCAGCTTGCCCTTGTTGTGGTGCATGTACCGCTCAATGAAGGCGATCGCGTTGTTCGCCTTCCGCTGGTCGAACTGATAGACCCCTTCCTCCAGATCATGGATCACCCGCTCGTACAGCTTCCGGATCCAGCACCCGACCGTCACGCTGCCGTTCTTCATGGCCTGGTAATAAGCCAGGATGTAATTGACGGCCGCGGCCTCACAGGCCGGCGCGGAACTGGCTGATTTCGTCATCGCCCACGTCCTCTTCCGGCGGCAGCATCTCGTTCAGCTGGCGGATGATTGCCTGGTAGTTCTTGTCCGCCTTGATGAACATGGAATAGGCCGGCCGCTCGCGTTCATACGGCTCGATATTGGATGACTGCGAAAAAAGCTCCGTCATCCCGTTCTTCCGGATGTCCGCGTTCAGCTTGTCCAGCTGCACCCGCAGGCGGGCGGCCTGAACGATCAGCCCCTGGGCCAATTGCTTCTGCTTCGGCTGCAGATTGGCGTACACCGTCTGCAGTCGTTCAGTCTCCGATTTTTCCGTTGTCACCGCCGATCCGCCTCCTTTTCATGCCGGCCTCTCCGCGGTGGATCCGATCCCGCTGGGCCCGCTGGAACACGTCTTTTCCCTGGGTGAAATGCCGCTTTCCCCAAACAAAAAACCGCCTTTTCGGGCAATGTTCTTGCCTTTTCAGCGGTTGTTTTTGTTACTCTCCAAAAAATCCATACATCTCATGCCGCCCCTGCCGGGGTGGGGTCCTTATCGCGCGCACCCCCCTACGCGCCCCCGTGGAGCTAAAGATCGCTGGGAACACCCGGACTGGAGGGCTTGAAAAAATTTTTGATGACCAGGGGGGGCTCACCTCGCCGAAACGTGTCCGTTTTCGTCCACTTTCCAGCGTCCCTTCGCTCTCTCGCGCTCCTCTTCGTGGCAATCCTTGCAAAGCAGCTCCATGTTGTCCCAGTTCAGCGTGATGTCCGGATCCCCGATGTTCTCCGGCGTGAGCCTGATCTTATGGTGCACTTCCAGCGGCCGCTCCCTGGTGCCGACAACGACCAGTCCTTTCCGGTAGCATCGTTCGCACATATTCCCGCGCGCCTTGGCGAATTCCCGCCGGCAGCGTTTCCACGCGCCGCTGCCGTAGAACGCGTTAGCAAACTGCTCATGCACGCCGGCGCCACCTTTCCAACAAAAAGAGGACTGCGGTCTGTTCCGCGGTCCCCACAACTTTTCGAGCGTATCCTATCACACCCGCCCGGCCCCTGTCAATGTATCACACATTCAAAAAAATTAGTCGTCATACAGATCCTTGGTTTTCCGGAACGCCATCCTCAGCTGATCATCGGTGATCCCGATATAGATCAGCGTGATCTCCGCCTTCGAGTGATTGAACATCTTCATCAGCGTCGCCATATCGCCGAAGGTTTTGTAATACCAGTAGCCGAACGTCTTGCGCATCGTATGCGTGCCGATCCGGTAATCAGCCGGCAGCCTGGCGATCCTGGCGACCTCTTTGATATCCCGCAGCGCCGTCCGCTTGTCGATGGCATTGAACCTGCCCGTGATCCTGTTCGCCCTGGATGAAGCGAACAGCGGTTCCGCCGGATCCCGGTCCCTCAGCCTTTCCCGGTAGATCTCCTGCAGCGTCTCATTGATCGCCATCGACATGGACTTCCCGGTCTTCTCTTCCACGATGGCCAGGTTCTTCATCCCCTTGACGTCCCCGACCTTCAGCTTCAGCAGGTCCCCGACCCGTCTGCCCAGATAGATCCCGCTGGCAAACAGCAGATAACGCCTCTCCCCGATCCTGCTCCTGTCCTGGCTCAGGGCTTCCAGCGTCTCCCGGATCACCTTCTTGCTGCGGATCGGCTCCACCTTCCGCACGGTCTTAGGTCTCTTCTTCTTCTCTTCTGTCGCTTTTTCCACAAATTCCGACATAACAGGCCGCCCGCCTTCCGACGTATTCTTACTATTATATTATGGAAAGATCACCCGGGCCCGCGCCCGTCTTTGTCGTTTCCGCGTTTTTTAGTGACATATCCAAATCCGCAATCAGTTGCGGATTTGAACTCAGCTCATCATCCTCTTGACCTCGCCGATGACCTCCTGGATCACCCTGGGCCCGGACCACTGGCCGGCGGTCGCGCTGATCAGCACCAGCCGGTTGTACAGCTCCACCGCGTCGATCTGATGCGGCGTCTCCCGGACGATGGGCTTCGGGATCGGCATCCAGTCGGAGACGATGATCGTCTGCTCGTCGTCCACCACGCCGTCGTCCAGGTACCAGCTGCCCTCGTCGTAAATGGCCCGGACGACCTCATGGTCATACCGGAATCCCCCATGCTGTCCTGATACGACAGCCAGCACCTCTTCCCCGTCCTGCGGTTTCCTGATTTTCGCGCTGATCCAGTTGGTCATTTCTGCTCTTCCTCCAGGTTGATCTCCAGCTGCACGCCGTCTTCCTTCCCGCGCTCCTCTTCCATCGCGCACGCGGCCTCGCCGACGGTGTAATACCACCCGAGCGGCTCCTTCCGCCCGGACCGGTCGATCCGATACAATACGAACACCTCAGAACGGCAATTCTTCATCGTCCACCTCGACATATCCGTTCGTGTCGCTGGGCGCTGCGCCGGTATCCTGCCGGAAGGCCTCCTGCTGTTCGCCCTGGCCCTTCGGCGTCAGGAACTCCACCCCGCCCATCGGGTCCGCGGTGATTTCCAGCTCTCCCCTGGCCTCTCCGTCCCGGCTCGTCCACACATGGACGGACGGCTCGCCTTTTACGAACACCTTCCGGCCCCTGGCCAGGAACTTCTGGCAGTTTTCCCCGGATTTGCCCCACACGGCCACCCGGACGAATGCCGCATCCTCCCGGCCAACCCGGTTGACCGCGACGGTAAAATTGCAGACGGTCCGGTCCCCGCCGTCCCGTTTAATCGTCCTGCTCTCCGGATCCCTCGTTAAATTCCCGATGATTTCCATCGTCAGCACTGCTGATACCTCCCCCAATATTCATCCGGATCAGCCCGCAGCCGACGGCCAGGAATGCCGCCCGGATGATAAAATCGTCTTTGTATCGCCGGATCGTCTGGCGGTCGCAGCTGAGGATTCTCGCCGCTTCGGCCTGGCTGATTCCCTTGTCGAACAGATGCCGGACGGCCCGCCCGGCGTCCGTGCCGGCGAAGGCGTCCATCGTCTGCCGGTAGATCTTCAGCCATGTCTGCGCCCTGGTCACCCGCGTCCTTGCTTCCGCGATCCGGATCGCCGCGCTGCACACCCGGTCGGAGCTGCCGTTCCCGCCGACGCTTTCCGCACCCGGCGACCGGATGGCCCCCGCGTCCCCTTCGGCCTGGGCCAGCGCCAGCAGGGCCCTGCGCAGGACGGTGTTCCTGTGCCGGATGTGGTGCTCCACATGCCGGTACACGTTCCCCGGGATCGGGGAAGGCAGTTTTCCCATGTCACTCCTCCGCTGCTTTGAAAAGCTCGTTCACCCCCAGGCGCTCTTCCAGCTCCTGCTCGTCGTAATCGCGCTGCGTGTACTTCTGGGCGGAAACGACCTTCCCGCCCGTCTTCTCCCGCTGTTCCCAGGTCCTGACCGCGGCCTTCCAGTCCTTCATCGGCGTGCTGCCGACCTTCCAGCCCTTGCTCTCATAAAAGTTCACGAACTGGGCCGGATCGATGCCGTTTTTTCTCTCCCGGCAGTAATCCGCCACGTCCGAAACAGAGGGCGGAACGAACCGCCGCGCGCGTTCGTTCTCTTTTGGATTCGGATTAGGATTCGGATTAGGATTACGGGAACATTCGTATACATCTGTATTCATCTGTATACAGATGCTTTCGGGCTCCGGATACTTTGGTTTTTGTGCCCGGACGTTCTGGTGGTGCTCCCAGGTGGTGATCTGCAGATAGGGCTTCCCGTCCGCCATGTACTTCTGGATCAGCCCGGCAGCCTGCAGCGCGTCCAGCGCTTTCCCGATCTCCCCGCTCCGCAGATCTTCCTTCAGCGGGAACAGTCTGCCTTTGAGGATCGGCGGCCTGGCGTCCATCCGACCGAAGTCATCGCAGACGGTGATCAGGCGGTAGAAGAAAACCTCCTGAAACCAGGTCAGGCCGTTGATGGTGTCGCTTGTGCACACGCTCTCTTTGATCAGTCTTGTCGGCATGGTATACTCCTTTTCCCGCGGTTCCGAAGGGCCTGCCGGCGGGGCGTATTCGCCCGGCCCGCGGCCGTTGTTCCGCAGTCAATGATGGATCAGAATTCGCTTTTTCCCATACTCCCCGCGCAGATGCCGCCGGACGATTTCAGCCTCGCCCGGCGGCGCTCTTCGCAGATATTCTTCCGCTGACAATCGCTGACTTTCAGCGTAAGTCAGCGAAAGCACTGTCAGGACCGCATCGCGGTCCGCATCCTGAAGGCCGAAGGCCTGAAGGACCCCACAGCCATCAGCTGCTCCCATCTCCGTCAGCCTGCACACCGTGCCGGCTGCGATCGGCACATTTTCGTTCACGACATCCGGCAGCATGATCGCGTGCTGGATCGGATACCGGATGATCCGCAGCACCCGCACCAGCGGATTGGCCGCCAGGTGATCCGCCGGCTTCACGATTTCGCACAAATACAGATCTTCGAGATCAGGATCCCCGGCGATGATTGTAGCGGCGGCCCTTGGGCCGCCATTCCCAGGCTTATTCCGGCTCACTCTCTTCTTCTGCTTCAGCGCACACACAGCAGCCGGGCTTCATCTGCTCCAGGTCGAAGAACAGCCCGACCTTCCTGGCGTCCGCCACGATCAGCCACATCCCGGCCATGTCCTCCACACACGCATCATCCGCCAGGTGCTCAAACGCCTCCGGGAATTCATACATCTGCGTCAGGATCGCGCCCTTCAGCTTTGGATCTCTGGTCATCAGCAGCACCTTCCCGGAATCCTCCCCGCCCCACGGCCGGATCTCAATGACCTGGTCGCCGAATGACAGTTTCATTGTCAAATCACTCCTTTCTGATCGCCTTCCGCCGCCTTTTGTTACGTTTGCTGTCATTTTCCTGTGGCTTTTTCATGTTTTGCCAAAGCTCGAAACATTTATCTAAATCAGATTTGCCTGTTTTTATGTATCCGATATCATTAGCTATATTCAGATAACTGGCCACTTTTTCCATATCTCTTTTATTCGTATCCGGATTTGAATAGTCAGCCATGAATTGAAGTTCCCGATAAACCGCACGTTCAGCTTCGTCCGGGTCCAGAAAAAACATTCTCAGATTATTAATCCCAAGATTCAGCCTGTCAGTATCAAAGAGAAAACCAAAAAGCCTGATGATGAAGCAGTCCATTCTTCTGGTGCTGAACTCTACTGCTTCGAGACGCTTCACAAGATCGTCGTACATCTCCCGGGTGATGCCAGAATCTCCGTCAGCCATCTTCGTCCTCCTCAATCTCGTCCATCACCGTCATCCCCCGGAACAGACACCCGTTCCGGCCCGGGCTGATGTCCAGGGTGCTCAGGGTGGTCATGGCTTTCAGGGCCTTCTGCAGCGGACAGCAGGCCGCTTCTTCCTCGTCCAGCATACACAGGTCGCAGGTGTCATCCAGCACGCGCCGGACCACCAGGTTCAGGTCCTTGATATACACCCAGGTCGTCAGGCCCTGCGGATCCTCGCGTTTCCGTTCATGCACGGATGCGATCATGTTCACGGTCTTCAGCGGCAAAGACCGCATCTGCTCCGCGTCGCTGCTGTCGATCACCTGGTCGATGCACGTCTGCAGGGTGCGGACGGCTCCGCGGTACCGCCACCAGAGCCGAAGCCTTTTGAACCGCCTCGTCAGCGCGTCCATGGCGTCGGATGCCAGCAGCAGCTTCGCTCCGGATATCGAATACAGCGCTTTCATCTCCCGGCTGGTCAGGCGTTCGCCGTTGTCCGCCGGCTTTGCCTTGGGCAGCGGGACAGCCCCGCTGTCCCGCAGTTTCTTGACCCTTTCGATCTCTTCCGCCGTGATCGGCCCGGGCAGGATCCCGTTTGCTATCCGCATAGCGACGCCTCCCGAATCACCTGGTAGCTGCTCCAGCCGTCGATCAGCATCCGGGCCGCGGCCAGACGCCTGGCCGGCAGGTCGTGCAGGTCTTTAATCCCGTACTGGGTCAGCACCGCCTTCTTGATCGCCGCGCGGATCCGCCTCTCCCCGGCCGGGCCCAGGCTGTACTTTTCCGAAAGCACCCGCGCCCTGGCCTTGATCAGCTGCCCCAGCTTCAGCGCGTCCTGGTGCAGGATCGTCGCCTTGCCGTCATCCTCCATGGCTGCCAGCCTGGCGTTCAGCTGGCTGATCATCATGGCCAGCTGATTAATCTGGCTCTCCATCCGGACCGCCAGCTCCTCGGTGCGCGTCATCATGTCCGGCTTCAGCACCGCGGAGAGGGAAACTCCACTCTCCACTCCCCACTCTTCACTCATTGGACACGGCCCCTTCCCCAGGGATCACCACCAGCCGGTCCGCTTCCAGGGCTTTCAGCATGTTCTCCGACCAGTGCCAGATCGAATCTGCGAACATCCGCACGCTCCGGCGGTCGTCCGGGCTGAGTGTCCTCAGCCATTCCTCCGCGTAGGGCAGATGGCCGGACGCGGCCAGGAAGGTGTTCACAGAGCCGATGAACCCGGAGACAGTCGGCCCCTCGAACGGATCCGGTTCTCCGGCCATGGCCTCCTGGGCCTGCTGCACCGCTTCCGCCGCCCGGCGCTCGGCATCCTCCGCGGCGTCCTCGGCCAGTCTCAACTGGCGCTTGAGCAGTTCATAGTCGTCCGGGATCTTCTCGACGATCTTTTCCACGATCTCGGGATTTTTCGCACGTTCGCGCAATTTTTCTTCACGATCGTGAATCTTTTTGTCAGCTTCTTTCAGCTGGTCCAGCAGTCCGCTGACGGTCTGATCGCGCTGCTCCAGTTCCCGGATCAGCTTCTGCCTGGTCTCCTCGCTGCCGCTGAGCTCCTTGCTCAGCCTCCTGATCTCCGCGGCGCTGGCGTTGTCCAGCTGACCGTCTGCGGCCATCTCCTGCACTTCCGCCGGAGCGGCCAGCAGGGCCACCGTCCTGGTGTAGCCCATGGCCATCAGCTTAGGGTTCTGATCCCAGGACTTTGCCACCCTCATGTAGTTCTGGGCCGTGCGCTCGCTCCATTCGACGGATTTGAGCCATTCCAGCCATTCCCCGTGCTCACACAGGGCCTTCATTTCCGCGAGATCGTATCCGATCCGCAGGATGCTCTCCGCGCCTTTCCGGCAATTCTCACGGAAATCCCGGTCGATTTCCTCTCTCGTCCGCCCACTCAATCGGCCGGACTTTGGTGCTGACAGGTCACTCATGGTCCTTCCTCCTTTTGATCCTTCCCGTGTCCGGGAAAGTCTCGCAATGATAACCAGGGAGGCTGTAACCCGGGATACCTCCCTGGGCGGTCTGTTCCCCGCTGCCAACTCATTCTCTTGCGCGCTGTTATGGGTACAGCCGCTTCCTCATGGTCGGAGCATACTTCTAAACCCGCTGACGTTCGGGCCGGCAGCAGCCCTGGCGCAGGCCGGAGGATTTGCACCCCCGCCGTCCGCTAATCCAGACGGTCCGGGCACTCGCGCCTGCGTAAGTGGGCGGGGCTGTCGCCAAACGACCCCGCCCTTGGACGATATTCCCTTCCCATGCCGGTGAGGTTGAACAGGCATACGAAGGATCTTGCGGCCCGCCGGTTTCGCACCGGCTGCGCGCGGGCTTTGCCTCTGTGGGAGCAAAGGATCCGCGTGTCGCTCGAAGCCGCACATAACCACCCGGACCGTGGGGTAATTCCGGCCCGGATGGCGGGCGTTTCCGCCCTATACGAAAGAAGGAACCGCCCCGCACCTGTCAAAAACGGGGCGGTGGTGCGGTGTCCGGGTGCTGCCCCCGGAAGGCGGTCAAAGGAAGAAACCCGCCCGCGCTGGCCACCGCGTATCCTATTCCCTATTCCCTATTCCCTTCCCTCATCACCTTCTCCGCCGCTTCGATCACCTTCTGCTTGGTCCGTTCGGTTCCCACCTGGATGTTTTTGTTCAGCGTGGACGTGTCAACGCCCAGGACTCTCGCCAGCCTGGTTTTTGTGATGCCCTGCGCGTCCAGTCGCTTTGCCAGGTCCTGCAGGTCCGGCCATTTTCGGGCGAGGCTCTGCCAGTCCGTCACCGCGCCGGGATGCCGCCCCCTGGGCGCGCCCCGTTTCCGTTTCCTGCGCAGTTCCTCCGGCTGGGGCCCGCGCCTGGTCGTCTGCAGGAGCCGCACCAGTTCCCGCCCGTCCAGGTCCACCAGGAGATGGAACCATTTCCCGGTGAAGAACTTTTCGAGCATCCGCATCTCCTCCGCCGGATCCGTGACGGCCTTCGGGCTCCTGGCGGATGATCTCTTGCGCAGCTCCGCCCGCCGATCATCTCCGGCGCGCAGCATCGCCTGGGCGAAGCGGTAGTCGCTGATCGCCTGCTTGACAATCTCCACGACCAGATTGGCCGCGCCCTGATCGCAGAGCCTCACAGATCCGATTCCTCCCCGTCGTGCCGGATTCTGAGTTCCTTAGCCGTCGCCATCTCAATCTCGCCGGGATACGGCATCCTGGATGCCCCGCACACCCGGCACACATACATCGTGCTGTCAGGATCATATTCCCAGATGTGCCTGTGCAGTTCCGGCCCTGTCAGGTCCGCATAGCGGACCGCATCCTGAGCGGAGCGAAGGACCTTATCACTCATACGATCTCAGCCCTCCCCAGCTGGTCGATCCATTCGACCATCTGCTCCACATGGTCCACGATCAGGCTGCACTCTTTGAGATCGATCATGTCATCCTTGGACGGCGTCGCGTCCACCGGCTTCATGATGACGTCCGCGTGCTTGACCTTCGTCCGGTCCCCGCGCACGATCAGGTCCATCTCTTCTTTGGACAGGATGCCCCGCCCTCTGGCGATGAATTCATAGTCCCATGTCAGATTCTGGATCAAACGCTTAAACATCACTATTCCTCCTATTCCCTATTCCGTTTCTGCCGCTTTCTTCGCGTCGCTCAACTTCCAGTATTCCTTTTCGCTTCCGTCTGGCCGTACAACGAAATAGGTGGTGTGCATCCAGACCCCGATGCCGTCGGCGTGCGGCACCGCCTTCTTCCTGCTCTCGATCCACGCGTAGATATACGGCGCTTTGTATGTGATCGTCTTCTCGCCGTTTTTCCCGCTGATGCGGATCCCGGTCTGCGTCCACTTGGCCACGTATATTCCTCCCTATTCCCTATTGCCTATTCCCTATTCCCTGTTCCTCACATCTGGCTCATATACATGGCCCTGCTCACGTCCCGCAGCGCGTAGGCGTAACCGTTATGCAGCCGGTATCTGGTCAGCTGGTTCTGCTCCAGCCATTCCCGGATGCAGCGCACGTCTCTCCCCCAGTATTTCGCCAGCTGCGGGGCGTTGATCATCCGCGCCCCGTCCAGGAAATCGCTCAGGTCGTCGAAGATCTCCTGCTGTTCCGGCGGCATCCTTAACCGCGGCATATGCCCGCCTCCTTTTCCCACGGCGTCATATTTCTCTGTTCCAGCGTCGGCTTCTCCGTCCATACGCGCCATTCTTTCAGATACTGAAGCCTCTGTTCCGCGCCGAAATCCCCGTAAGAGATCGCGCCGTAGCAGTCCCGCATCATGGTGGCACCTTCCATCCAGACGATTTCCATCAGGTTGTCGTCCGGATCATGGGCCGCGTTCTGATCCTCGAAATCCGGTTTGAATTCGATCCACCCGTGCCCGTTCCGGGCCCGCATGAGCTCCGACAGGTGCAGCAGCCTTCCTTCCATACGCCCTCCTCAGATCCCGTACAGCCTTTTCAGCACGTCCAGCATGTCCTGGATCAGGCGGACCACAGCCAGGCGGACGTCGTCGCTGACTGGCTGATCTTTTGATATCTCCAGCTGCGGCACCGGCAGGGTGATGCTTCCGACGGTTTCCTGTTTCCCGTGCATCTTGCCGGAAATGTATCCGCCGACCGCTTTGGCGCTGACCTGCAGCCTGTCTGCAATCTGGCTGGCTTTCAGCCCTTCGCCCCGCAGCTGCTCAACGGCCTTTTTCTGTTCGTCCGTCAACATCCTGATGCCGTCCTCCTTTTCCATGGCGCGCATACAGCTGTATGAGCAGGTGTAGTGCCCATCGTAGGCATAACCCCAGCCGGCAGTCGTGATCCGGAACATTTTCCCGCAGTACGCGCACTTCATTGCCTTCTCCAGTCAAATCCGCAATTGATTGCGGATTTCAGCTTGCCTCGTCATCGTCGATCAGGTCATAAATGGAGCATTTCAGCGATTCAGCCAGTTTGTTCAGTGTCAGAACGCCTGGATTCTTCCGCTCTCCGTTTTCGATTTTGCTGATAGCCTGTTGTGTCACGCCGCTCATGCTTGCCAGCTCGGCCTGCGTCAGACGCCGTTTTTCCCGCATCTTCTGTAAAGCGATCATGCTTAACAACTCCTTACTACAAATCTAACAATAAAATACTACTATTTTAACAGTTTGTCAACACCTTTTGTAGTATTATGTAGTAAAGATTTTTACTACTTTTGGTGTTAAATCTTTGGGGGTAAAAAATGCCGGTTTCGGAGAACTTGAAAAGAAAACGCAAACAGGCCAGGCTCACACAGATCCAACTGGCAGAAAAAAGCGGTGTATCACAGCAGGCCATCAGCTTCATTGAAAGCGGCCGTAATACACCGTCAGAGGGAACTTTGAGATTGTTGGCAACCGCGTTGAACTGCACGGTATCAGAACTGCTCGACGAATATCATCCGGAAAGCGGTACAATGCTGACAGAATATGAGCGTCAGCTGATTCTGTTAGCGCGCCGGCTGAACGCCCAGGGCATGGAGAAGCTCCTGGACTATGCCCGCGATCTGACTGAGAATGACCGCTACACAAAAGGCGCTCCGCCTACAAAAATGGCGGAATAATTTATCTCAAAACATAATCAAGGAGGCACAACATGAAAAAGTTCTTCGCTCTGGTTCTCGTCCTTTGTCTCTTCGCTGCCGTTCCGGCCTTCGCCGATGGTTTGACGGAAGATGACTTCATGGGCACCTGGGTCAACATTTATGACAACAACGACGGCGGGGTTACCATGGAGTTCTTCCATATCCGGGAAGATCACAGGGTTTTCTATCTGAACCGCCGCTTTGAAAAGGACGACCCAGGCTTCGGCCGCCAGTATATCGGCAGCTGGGACGTCCGCGGGAACGTTATTCATCTGAAGTATGGAGACAACACGGAAACGGATGTGTATATGTCTGACGGCTTCCTGATGGTCCCGCTGGGCGGCGATCAGTATGTCACATTCGGCAGGGTCCCGGTCTGGGGAAGGGCTGCCGGAGCGACGCCCGCACCTGCTCCGGATCCGACGCCGGAACCCGCCCAGGCCGTCCAGGGCGTCGCCATCCCGCAGGGAGATTACAGCATCGGCGCTGATATCCCGGCCGGGAAGTATGTCATCGACGCAGGATCGGCCAGGCGCGTGACAGTCTGGACCTATGACGCGGAGGACTGGGCGGAATATTACTATATCGGTTCCGATGAGAATGAGCAGACCATGATCGTCAATCTCGAAGAAGGCGGCCGTCTCAGGATCGAAAAAGCGACCGTCTATCTCCGCCCCTTCAAAGGCTTCGATTTTGACTTATTCAAATAAATCTCACGATTTCACAAGTTTTTCACATGATTTCTCACGATCGGAGGCGCTATGAAAAACCCAGTTCCCCGCCAGCTGCCCAGCGGCAACTGGTTCTGCCGCGTCCGGGTGGACGGGAAGGACATCGGCATCACCGAGCCCACGGAGGAACGCTGCTTCGCCCGTGCCCTGGCTTACAAGACCGGCATCCTGGAATCGAAAAAGACTCCCCTGAACATGACGCTCAGGGAAGCCTGCAATGATTACATCGACAAACGGCGCGGCATCTGCTCCGCCACCACCATAGAATCCTACGAAAAGAACCGGGACCAGCACTTCTCCTCGATCATGGACAAGCGCCTGAAGGACATCGACGAGTCCGCCCTGCAGAAGGCGATCACCCTGGAATGCACCCGGAAGTCCCGCCGCGGCGGAACCCTGAGCCCCGCCACGATCAACGACCGCGTGGCCTTCATCAAGACCGTCATGCGCACCGCCGGCGCTCAGATTGATTCCTCCCGCATCATTACGCCGGAGAAGAAGCGCCGCATCGTCCGGATCCCGATGCCGCCGGATGTGATCAGCGCGATCCGCGGCACCGACATCGAGCTGCCGTGTCTCCTGGCCGCCTGGCTGTCCCTGTCCATGTCAGAGATCCGCGGCCTCACGAAGTCCAAATCCATCTACAACGGCCAGCTCTACGTCATGGAGACCGTCGTCCGCGTCAAAGGCCGGGACGTCCGCAAGGAAGGCGGCAAGGAAGAAGAGCGCACCCGCGTCTTCGATATCCCTCCGTACATCCAGGCCCTGATCGACCAGGTCGACGGCGACGTCCTGGTGCCGATGACCGGCAAACAGATCTACGGCCGCTTCCGCAAGGCCATCCAGGCCGCCGGCCTTCCGCCGATGACCTTCCACCAGCTCCGCCACCTGAACGCCTCCGCCATGGCCATGCTCGGCGTCCAGAAGGAGATCGCCCAGGAGCGCGGCGGCTGGAAGACCGATTACACCATGAACCGCGTCTACACCCACACCTTCGCCCCCGAACGCAAAGCCGCCGACGCCACCATTAACGCCTATTTCGAGTCCCTTCTCCCTCCTCAAAATGGCAATGCTTCGGCAACGGATTCCTGATAACGCCCATATCTCGCCACTTTTAAGTACCCCGTGAGAAGTTCGATTCTCCTCACCTCCATAAGAAGGGCCACCGCTGAAACGGTGGCTTTTTCGTTGATATATCAACGGAAAATAGCCAAGTTACAGCGGTGGCTCAGACTTATGAGAAGTGCCGATAAGTGCATCTAAATACATGTAAATTGGCAATGAAAATGGCAATGAAATTATTCCTGTTTGTCCAGCTCCGGCAGGCCTGCCACGCTGGTCAGCAAGGACAGGATTCCAGCCAAGACGGCGGCGGAGCCGACCATCAGCCAATTGACCTCGGAGATCACCGCGCTGGTGCCTATGGTGGCAACAGCTGTCTGCGCCACCGTTTTGATAGCTCGGACGCCGGCAGCTTTGATCCATTCACGAAAGTTATATTTCATGCTTTAGCCCCCTTCATGTCACGAATATCATGCTGCAGTTCGGTTACCTGGCCTTCCAGGATGAAGGTCCGTTCGACCACCTTGTTATGCTTGTCTACTTTTTTCTCCAGTTGTTCGAGCCGGTACGCTATCAGCGCAGAACTCTTCCTGTTTGCAATGTAGACCCCGATCAGTGACAGCAGCCCTGTGCCTAATGCGGACAGGGCTGCGACCCATGCGTCGGCCATGTCATTCACTCCTCTCAAATACGCCTGTTTTTGTCAATCGCCAGAAGCCATTCGGTCAGCGCGATCACGATGACCGCGATGATCACCCAAATCATCCGGAATCGCCTCCCATCATGCGGATCACCCGGTCGATGTGCTCGCGGATCCCGCGCAGCTCCCCGATCAGGTCCGGCAGCTGGGGATCATCCGGCGGTGCGGGCGGATCATCCGGAGCAGGCGCGGGCGGATCCGGATGGATCTCCTGATCGGTGTCCCCCGGCTCGTCCTGATCCGGCTCGATCAGGGACAGATATTCAGACGTTGCCCAGCCGATCCGGCCGGCGTAGCGGACCTGCCACCAGTTCCCGTCCTGGGTCATCACCTCGACGGTGGAGCCGCGCGGGATCTTGGCCAGGCGCTCGGAGCTGCTGTCCGGCTTCTTCCGGAGATTCAGCCAGGAGCCTGGATTGTTGGCGACGGCCAACGGCCAGACGGACACGGGTTCCCCGCCTTCCCCGCGCTCTGGGATCTCGATCGCGCCTTCCAGGGCAGCTGCGTCCGTATAGTCCACGGCCTTGAGCTCGCCCCAGTGGTCCCAGTGGTCCAGCTTGCTGGTCACGACGCCGTAGCGCGCACCCTTGGCCTCGACGCAGATGCCCTGGCCAACATAGACGCCTACATGGTGGATCTTCGTCTGCGGGGCCGCCAGGAAGACGGCGGTGCCAGGAAGGATCGGCTGGCCGTCGTCCCGCTTGCCGTCGATGAGCTTGCCCTTGGCCCTGCAGTGATCCGTATACTGATAACGCGCCTGGTGCGGGATCTCCTCGCCCAGCTGCTTCAGTGCCCAACGTAAAAGGCCGGAGCAGTCAGTGACTTTCCGGCCTATCCATTGGGAACCATAATTCCGGGACGCCTCCCGGTTCTCGTCGGTGGTCTGTTCGATCTTATCCTGCAGATCTTCCGTCCATGTAACGCCTGCGTAGCCCCAGATATAGCCCCAGGCCTGCCGCAGCGGGATCAGGATCTGCATGATAAACGCTTTCGCGGTGACGATGTGGATCACATCCTTTATGCGTATTTGCGGTAGGAATTCTTTATATCAGACTTGTCCAGGACGACATACTGCATGGTCGTGTCGAGTTTGTCGTGGCCCAGGATGGCCGCGACCTCCTGGATCGGCATTCCGTGCCGGATCAGGTTCGTGGCCGTCGTCCGGCGGAACTTGTGCGGATGCACATGGGTAACATGCGACGATGCACCGAGATCCACCAACATCTTCCGGATCCCGCCCGGGTGCATTCTCGTCGTGCCCTTGCCGACGAAAAGGGCCGGGTGATCATCCGTCCTGGTGTCCAGGTAGGCCTGCAGGGTGGCAGCTGCCACCTGATCCAGGAAGACGGTCCGCTCCTTGTTGCCTTTGCCCAGGACTTTGCACTCCAGGGACTGGAGATCCACATCGTCCCGGTTCAGGCCGCACATCTCGCTGATACGGCAGCCGGTGGCCCGCAGGAAGGCAACGATCGCGCGATCCCGCAGGGACTTGCATCCGAACTTCATGCGCTCCAGGTCGACATCGGAATAGATGTCCTTTTCTTTCTTGGCATACCGGATCGCACCCAGGTTGGCGGTCGGGTTCTGATCGATCAGCCGCTCGCGCTGCAGCCAGTTGAAATAGGCGCTGAACACCTGCCTGGTGCTCTCCAGCGTTCGGTCGGAGATCCCGCGGGCCTTCTCGTCGGACAGATACTTCCTGAGATGGTAGACGGTGATCTTCCTGGTCGGCGTCCTCACGGCTGCCATCATCCTGCCGATCAGATAGCGGTACCGCTCGATCGTTTTCGCGCTGCGCCCTTCGATGGCCAGGGCGGACAGGTAGGCATCCAGGAGATCGTCCTGCCGGATCCCGTCCTGCTGGACGATGGTCAGGTCGTATCCGTCCAGGGCCTCGGTCAGGATCGCCATGATCCTGTCCCGCTCTGCTGCCGTGACCTCTGCGGCCAGGGCCCGCTCCATCTCGTTCAGTAAAGTGGCTTTTGCTTCGATTGCCATACAATCACCTCCTGACCTGATTATAGACTAATATTAATGCATATGTCAATATCAATATTAGTCTTGACAGGAGGCGCGCCGGTTTGTTACAATTCCCGGAAGGGGGTGACGCGGCTGTGATCGTATTTGTCGATATCCTGGAGAAACTGAGAGAGAACGGCTGGTCAGGCTACAGACTGCAGAAGGAAGGCCTGATCAGCAACGGAACCATCATACGGCTGCGGAAGAAGATGTCAATCAGCACCGACACGCTGGACACCATCTGCCGCCTGTGCCAATGCCAGCCCGGCGAGCTGCTGACCTGGGAACCGGACCCGGAGGAATGATCCTCCGGGTCTTTTTCAGGTGATCAGCGGGGTACATCCCCGCCCATTAAGGGCCGACCCGCAGGCCAGCGATAGTGATTTAAAGTCGTTCTGCGAAACTTGCCTTATGATATTTACGTTGTCGTAACAGTAACTTTTGCGCTCCATTGACAAAACCCACTTTAAGTGACTATTATTGTCTATCACAACATAAGGAGGAATCACCGTGGGTATCAATGGCGGTCGTTCGCTCAGAGGGATAGAAGAGGAAGGGTATGTAAGGCATAACATCAGCCTTCCACCTTCGATCAATGAGCGTCTGGACAAGTTCATGAAAGAGGAAGAACGGCCTCGTTCATGGACGATCCAGAAAGCATTGGACGAGTTTCTCAAGAAGCGGGGCTATTGACGGTAGCCCCGTCTTTTACTTCCCGACATTTTTGTCGTGGACATTCATGTCCTTCTTTTTGCTTGATTTACCAAATACCCATATAAAATTATCACGTTCATCTGTATAGTACCCATACTTGCTGATACGTTTCGCAAACCATTTCGGTATTCGTATTCGATATCCAAACAAATACCAACGTCCGTTATGAAGATATGCTATCATCTCAGCCCCGTTTCCGGGGCGATGCTACTGAGAGGTTGGACATATGGAGAATATCCGGCAGTCGTAGTCAATAGTATCACCCCCCAATACACACTAATGGTTACTGATGGTTACTTATTGTTTCCTTTAAGTTGCTCCATTATATCCGATCTTGTACACAGTGGTTGATTTCCACAGTTCGCCGATTGTAGAACTCCCGCCATCACAAACCGTATAGTACAGTTTGTTATATCTTCCGACTGTTGAAGAAGTCGAGTTGTCTTGAATCCTTACAGTATCCCCTCCGGTCAGTCCTGCTGGATAGGTCGGTATGCTTACTTCAGCATATACGCCACTGCCAGTGTCCCACATCGTTACAGCGGTTCCCTTTTGCTTTACGATTGGTTCCGATCTTGTGGTTTCATCTGACGGCAGTTCCAGTATTTCAAAGTCCGTATTGACAGCCATTCTGTCTATTCTTGCCTTTGACGGCAGGAACATGGCAAGGTAGCATCTTTCAAGCTGTTCTGCCACTTTCCAGTTGACTGACTGATTGATTGTAAGCCCTTCGCCTGAAAAGACATACTCAACGCCATGATCAGCAATGACGGTTGTATGATCATTCGGGTCATAAAGATGGGATGTGCGTATCAGGCGCAGTTCGCCGAAATCTGTCATACTTGTAAGCGATGAAATCGCAACAGGAAGACCGTCAACAATCAGCACAACATCCGTCATTACTTCATCGCCATGCGTACTCCCGCCGGAAAAATCCCCTCTGCCATTAAGATGAAGGGCGCACTCCCATTCACCTGCTGTTGTGATATAAGTCAGCCCGGTTTCTGCCAGATCATCTACACGGTTCGCCTGATAAATACGCCAGACATTGTAATTTTCGCTTACATCCGTGTTGATGAAATGGTATACACGATAAAGAATATAACCGCTCTGCGTGGGAATGAAAACGTCCAGTTTTTCCGTTGCAAGCCCTTGTGCATAGCTCCCGGACTGATACTTAACCTTTGGCTTTGCCGCCGTCTGAATTTCATCAGAGTATGCGAGTTTTCGCCAGTTGCTCCATGTTCCCAACTGGCAGTTTCTGGAGTAGACATTATTTGTGAAATAATCAATTCCGAACTGATACTTTGTTGTAGCTGTCCGCATGATATTGCACAGCATCCCGGCGGCCACGTTATTTGGTACATTGTACACCGTTTCCGTACTGCCCCAGCCATAGAATCCGTTCCATGTGATGTTATTAGCGTCCGCACCGTCAACCTTGACAAGATACTTTGAATCGTGGATTTCTGCCCATGCGGTCGCGGAAGTGTTGGAAATGGTAACATACCGCATCCACAGATAACCGCTGTCCTTCTGCCAAAGCCACTGTGCTACACGTGTATCGATATGATAACATACCAGAACACAACTGTTATTGTTTGCGATGTTGGACGGAAGATCGTTTATCCCGCTGAAAACGGTAGAACTGATAAAGTACGCACCCGGTTTAAGAACGGATACCAAAGAAGTTGTGGAAGAATCAATGTTCCCCCTGTCTGCGAATTGTTCGTCAGGCCCAAGCCCGTTGAATTTTGACTTATTCCAATTTGACCACGTTGTCGTTGTCTTATGCCGATCCCAAATCGTATCAAAATTGACCCAGTCGGCAATCAACTGCTGAACTTTCTGCCCCGCACTGTAAAGCACAAGCAAAGCGTAATTGTTCGCCGTTGACATATCAGACGGTTTATCTGTCAGGTTCCCGACATATGCCTTTGGAATGAAATACAGTCCCGGCTCTGTCAGGGAAGAAATCGTTGTAACTGTCGATGCGATCTGACCGACAATTTTGATCCCGTTATTGGTAAAAGTGCTCTTTAAATCACCAACAGAGTTACTCAGCGCGGTGTAATCCTGGGGGATGGAAGCGATCACGTCGGGCACGCCGGCGACGGCTTCCCCGATGTCATC